GTGGCTGGCGAAGGTCCAGCCGGTGCGCTTCAGTTCCTCGATAACGGGCTTGACTGCTTCGATCTCCAGCTGTCGGGCGGCTTCCTTTTCCTCGGTCCAGCCTTCAGTCTCCGTCTGGGTGCGGTAGCCGAGGATGCCCTCGTAGCCGGTGAGGGACAGACAGCCCTTGGCACCGTAGGGGGAGAAATCGGGGTGCTCCCGGACGAATTTGTCCAGAATGGTGACGGCGTCCAGATCCTGAGAGTAGACGTCATTGCCCTGAGGATCCTTGCCGTAGCTCCAGATCAGACCGTCTTCACCCAGTACCAGCTTGTAGGTGAAGCCGTTCTTCAGCATATACTCATAATAGTTGACGTCGTCGTAAGAGATGACCAGCGGCTTCTTGCCCTCCGGGACCATCAGCTTGCTGCGGATCATCACAGGCTGGCCGGCGTCGTTGACGGACTCCTCCCAGACCTGATTGATGTCCACGAGAACAAAGCCCTTTTCATAGACGGACTCCAGAATGGCGAGGTACTCGCCTGCGGTGACCATCCAGTCATCGATGCCGTTGGACTTATAGTCGCCGTCAAAAGCCAGTTCGGGATAGGCAACTACCGGGTGGAAGAACAGATGCTCCACGCGGCCCTTCCACTCCACCCAGGTGACAGAGTCACGGTCGAAGGTGGGATACGGGTCCTTTTCCACGGGCTTGGGTTCCTCCGCAGGAGGTGGGGTGACGGCGCTGCTGTCCGGCGTGGGATCGGTGGGAGTGCTTTCGGCGGGGACAGAGGATGTACCGGAGGTCGTACCGGGGGACACGGCGGAGGAACTGCCGCCCGGGGAACCGGAAGAAACAGCAGAAGAAGCAGAGCCGCTGTCGGAAGACACGGCAGAGGAAGAACTGCCACCGCCGCCACAGGATACCAGTCCTGTCAGCAGGCAGAGAACCAGAAGGAGAGAAGCAATTCGGCGCATAACAAAGATCCTTTCCTTTGGGAGTTTGAGATACTACATATTATAACAGTTTTCGACAGCAAGGACAACAACAAAAGGATGACAAACGCAGGAAAGCGCAAAATGAACAAAATGTTTCGAAATTATGAACAAAAGAGAGGAAAAACGGTGATTCTGTAAATAAATTGTGAAAGATGGGGGCGTGGCGTTGACTTTGCCGGCGGGAGAATCTATGATGCATACATCCGACAGGAACAGCGTGTCCTGTACGTGATTCCCCTCTCCTTTCTCATGAATTCAACGGACGGAGCGGACGGCAGAGATGCTGTCCGCTCCGTCCGTTTTTCGTTTGGAATCCGGACGGAGGTAAAACGTGACGACAGTGGCAGTAAAATACCGGAAAATGCTTGCTTTTCCCGGGAAAGTACAGTAACATGGGCGTGATAAAATATGAGATATTCCGATGCCAAGGCTGGCTGTTCATACAAACTCGCATAAGGAGAGCGGAAGATGAATATCAAAAAGTATGAGGCATTCGTCCGGGCGGTGGAACTGGGAAGTCTGTCCAAGGCGGCAGAGGAACTGGGGTATACCCAGTCCGGTATCAGTCATATGATGCAGGCACTGGAAAACGAGGTGGGATTCCCGCTGATGGTGCGCTCCTCCAGCGGCATCCAGCTCAACGCCGAGGGCGAGGTGCTGCTGCCGGTGATCCGTCAGCTGCTGAACACCAACGAGTCGCTGTCCCAACACATCTCCCGTATCAAGGGTTGTGAGGTGGGCCGTCTGCGGATCGCCGCTTTCGATTCCGTGGCGACTTACTGGCTGCCGTCTATCATCAGCGCCTTTCAGCAGGATCACCCCAACGTGGAGATCCAGATTCTGGAGGGTGGCGCCGACCGGGTGGAGGAGATGATGGAAAGCGGCGAGGCCGATCTGTGCCTCTATACCAACTGCAACGTGGGATCGTTTCAATGGATCCCCCTGTGCGAGGATGAAATGCTGGCGCTGGTGCCGCCGAATCATCCACTGGCACAGAAAGCGGCTGTGAAGCTGGAGGAACTGATGGATGAGCAGTTCATCATGCCCCAGCACGGCTACGATTACGAGGTGCGCAGCATCCTCAATCAGCTGGATCACTATCCGGATATCCGATTCTCTGCCTGCTCCGACTACGCCATCGTGAATATGGTCACCAAGGGGTTGGGGGTGTCCATTCTGTCGTCGCTGCTGCTGCAGAACTATCGCAGCGACGCGGTGGTAAGGCCGCTGGAACCCCGGCAGTATCGCAATCTGGGCATGGGTGTTTCCCAGCTGCGTACCACGTCTCCCGCGGCACGGAATTTCATGCGGTATGTCAAAGACTATGTGAAGGAATATGTAAAAGAACGGGAAGCAACCAAGTGACCGTTCCGCATATGCGTTCAAACGAGGCTGTCCCCTCCGGGGGACGGCCTTTTTTGAACGCGGAGAACCGTCCGGAAGGGCGGTTTTTTTATTTTTTCAAAAAATTTTTCGGGTTGTTGCACGAAGATGTGCAAAAAAAGGCCGTTTGCAGACTACATATGAGAAGCAAATTGAGAGGGTGGTGGAAGTTGAAACGAGAAGTGGACGCGGCAGGGAAGAAGTCATTTTGTCAGGCATACCTGCGGACCATGGACCCCATACGGGCGGCAGAGGAGGCCGGACTCCGGGACGGCTGCACCCTGCTCCGCGATCGGGATGTCCGGGCAAAGCTGGAGCGGCTCCGGGAGGACTGGAACGCCCAGATTCTGCGTGAGGACGCCATCCGCCGCTTGACGGAGCTGGCCTTCGGCCGGGCCAACGACGCGGCGGCCATGGCTTTGGCCGGGCCGGGCGGCACGACGGACACCGAGGGGCTGGATCTTTCCGCCGTATCGGAACTGAAAGTAACGGACAAGGGTATCGAAGTGAAATTTATCGACCGCGTTCGGGCACTGGAGGCCCTTTGCTCCCTGCTGGGCAGCGGAGGCAGCGGTGCGGCGGAATTCTTTCAGGCGTTGGAAGAGGCCGGCGAGGAGGCGGGCTCGGCGTGAAACGGGAACGGGTGATACGTTTTTCCCCCAAGCAGAAGCGGGTGCTGACCTGGTGGTGCCGGGACAACGAACACGATGCCATCATCTGCGACGGCGCCGTCCGCAGCGGCAAGACACTGTGCATAGGGTTGTCCTTCTTCCTATGGGCTATGCGGCGTTTCGACGGGCGGCAGTTTGCCCTGTGCGGCAAGACCATCGGTGCACTGCGGCGCAATCTCCTGCAAGAGTTGCTGCCACGGCTGCGAAGCATGGGCATGGTCTGTACCGAACGACGGGGTGAAAACGCTGTGGATGTGACCTTCGGCGGACATGAAAACCGGTTTCTCCTGTTTGGCGGACGGGATGAGTCCAGCGCGGCGCTGATCCAGGGCGGCACCTTTGCTGGCCTTCTGCTGGACGAGGTGGTGCTGATGCCCCGAAGCTTTGTGGAACAGGCCTGCGCCCGCTGCTCCGTGGCCGGCAGTCGGCTGTGGTTTTCCTGCAATCCGGAAGGCCCGCAGCACTGGTTTTACCGGGAGTGGATCCTGCGGGCGGAGGAACGGAGAGCACTGTACCTGCACTTCACCATGGAGGACAACCCGGGACTTTCACCCCGGATTCGGGCCCGGTACCGCAACGCATACTCCGGTGTGTTCTACCGACGGTTCGTACTGGGCGAATGGACGGCGGCGGAAGGGCTGGTATACGACTTCTTCCGCCGGGAGCGGGACAGCGTTCCTGTGCCGGAGGGACCGTTCGACCGCTGGCGTATCTCCGTGGACTACGGCACCACCAATCCGGCGTCCTTCGGCCTCTGGGGCGAGCAAAACGGCGTGTGGTACCGGACGGCGGAGTACTATTACGATTCCAAGGCGGAAGGCCGTCAGAAGACCGACGCGGAATATGTGGAGGATCTGCGGCGGCTGGCAGGGGAGCGGAACATCGAGCGGATCATTGCGGATCCATCGGCGGCCAGTTTCATCGCCGCCCTGCGGCAGGCCGGATTCCCAGTGGTGAAGGCCAACAACAATGTAGCTGACGGCATCCGGGTGACAGCCGGGTATCTGAAGGATGGCACCATCGTGCTGTGCGATACCTGCGCCGACTGCCTGCGGGAGATGGAACTTTACTGCTGGGAGGAGGGCGGTCAGAAAGAACGCCCCCGGAAGGAACACGATCACGCCATGGACGAGATGCGGTATTTTGCCATGGATCTCACGGAGCGACAGCCTGTCTTCGCTGCCACATGGGTGGAGCGGCAGGCATAAAGATATGCGAGGCAAAAAGGAGAAACAACAATGAGACTTTGGAAACAGAAACCAAGCCCCTCTGCGCCGACGGCGGTGCAGCTGCGCAGCGGTGAGCGGAATCCTTTTGGAATTCTGGACGGCTATGTCCCTCTGCGAAACAGTGAGATACGGCTCTACCGCGCCGTCCGGGAGGCGGTGCCGGTGGTGGATGCCGCCATCTACAAGCTGATTCGCATGAGCGGCGGTGTCAGCGTGATCTGTGAGGATGCGGCTGCAGAGAAACGTCTGCGGGAGTTCCTGCGCACCGTGCCGGCGGGCAGAGGACAGATGGGCATCAACGCCTTTCTGGACTGCTATCTGGATTCCCTGCTGGTGTGCGGCCGGGCTGTTGGTGAGATCGTGCCGGCGGTAGGAAACCGGGACATTGCCGCCCTGCTGTGCGGCAGAGTGGAGGAACTGGAGGTGCAGGAAGGGGACAATCCTCTGGATTTTACCGTCTGCGGGCCGGATGAACACGGTCGTCTGCAGCCGCTGCCCTATCAGGATCTGCTGCTGTTCACGCCCTTCAATCCCGAGGCGGAGTATCCATACGGTGTATCTCTGCTGCGATCCCTGCCGTTCCTGACGGACATCCTCACCAAGATTTACCACACCATCGGCGTCAACTGGGAACGCTGCGGCAATGTGCGCTTCGCCGTGACCTGCAAGCCTGGTGAGGAACGGGGCATGGCTCAGGAGCGCAGTCGTCAGTTGGCGCAGGAATGGGCTCTGGCCATGCAGGAGGCCAAGAGCGGCGCCGTCCGTGATTTCGTGGCGGTGGGCGATGTGGACATCCGGGTCATCGGCGCCGACAACCAGATTTTGGACAGTCAGGTGCCGGTGCGGCAGATCCTGGAGCAGATCGTGGGCAAGACCGGCATCCCACCCTTTATGCTGGGACTGAGCTGGTCCTCCACCGAGCGCATGAGCTCCCAGCAGGCAGACATGCTCACCACCGAGATCACCGCCATCCGCCGTACGCTGACCCCCGTGGTGGAGCGCATCTGCCGTCTGTGGCTGCGGATGCATGGCTATGTGTGCGGCTTTGAGGTGGTGTGGGACGACATCAATCTGCAGGATCAGGTGGAAGAGGCCCGTGCCATGCTTTATAAGGAGCAGGCCCGGAAACTGCGGATCGAGAACGACGCCGCAGAGAGAATTTGACAAAACAGGAGGAATCGGGATGGACATCCGAAAAGAACTGGGACTGGCAGAGTCCTGCGCGGTGGGTGAGGAGGATCTGGCGCTGATCAACCGCCTGAGCAAAGCGCCCCTACAGGCAGAGCAGGTGTACGTTTTTGCGGTGCGCCTATGCGACAATGATGTGGACCGTGACTATGAGCGATTTGACGAGCAGGCTTTGAGCACGCTGGGGGATCTCTTCGTAGGAAAGACCGGCATCTTCGACCATCAGTGGTCCGCCGGCGGTCAGACCGCCCGCATCTACCGCACCGAACTGGTGCATGAGAGCGGCATCCGCACTGACGCAGGCGACGGCTACTGTTATCTGAAGGCGTGGGCGTATCTGCTGAAGAACGAGAAGAACCGCGACCTCATCGACGAGATCGAGGCAGGCATCAAGAAGGAAGTCAGCATCGGCTGCAGCATCGGCCGCAGCGTCTGCTCCGTGTGTGGCGCGGAAAGCGGCACCTGCGAGCACGTCAAGGGTCACACCTACGGCGGCAAGCTGTGCTACGCCGAGCTGCGTGAGCCTGCGGACGCCTACGAGTGGTCCTTCGTGGCCGTTCCCGCACAGCGAAACGCCGGCGTGCTGCGCAAGCAGTTCGGCGGTGAGAGCGTCGTGGAGAACGAGGATATGAAACTGCTGCGCTATCAGGCAGAACTGGGACGCAACTATCTGAAAGCGCTGCGTCATGAAGTGGTGCGTCTTGCCATGCTGGCGGACGAGCATCTGGACGGTAAACTGTTTGCCGCCGTGGCGGAGAAACTGGATGAGCCTCAGCTGCTGGAACTCAAGGGCGGCTATGAAGACCAGATCGGCCGAAAGTTCCCCGCCGAGCCGCAACTCAAGCGCGTCCGCCGCGCCGCGGCAGAGGGGGAAGAAGCCTTCCGTGTGTGAGGGCGATGAAACTGTGAGAGATCCGCAGGGCGGATTTCCAATATTACATGATGGAGGTATCTTATGAGTTTTTCTTTTGACGGCATCGGCCAGTGGGCCGCCACCTTCGCCTGCGGCGAAGTGCAGGAGGGCACCATGGTCAAGGTCAGCGACAACGCCAAGGTGGCCGCCTGCGCCGCCGGTGACGCATTCTGCGGTCAGGTGATCTCCGTGGCCAAGGACGGCATGGCATGCGCCGTGGCTCTGGGCGGCATGGTGACCGCGTCCTACACCGGCAGCGCTCCCAATGTGGGCTTTGCCACCCTCAGCGCTGACGGCAGCGGCGGCGTCAAGGCCGACACCGCAGGCCGCAGCCATCTGGTGACCGCTGTGGACACCACCGCAAAAACCGTTACGTTCGCAATGTAAGAGGAGGAGAGAACATGGCTTATCATTACGAGAATATCAAACTGGAAAAGGGTATGTACGGCCGCGCCGGCAAGAGCTTTTCCAAGACCCTGGAGGAACTGGATCCCAGCGAAAACTATCGCGGTACCCCTCTGGAGGGCATGGACGCTTTCCAGCGTCAGCTGAAGCGCTTTGACATCAAGGTCAAGGGCGTGGGCAGCGATATGGTGGAGAAGTTCTTCCACACCACCGAGTCCGCCGTCCTGTTCCCCGAGTTCGTTTCCCGCGTGGTGCGTCAGGGCATGGAGGAGGGCAGCATCCTGCCTTCCATCACCGCCACCGTCACCAACTTTGACGGCATGGACTACCGCTCCATCGCCTCCGTCCCCACTGACGCCGAAAAGGCACTGAAGCGTGTGGCCGAGGGCGCAGAGATCCCCGCCACCACCATCCGCACCCAGGAGAATCTGGTGCGTCTGCACAAGCGCGGCCGCATGTTGGTGGCTTCCTACGAGGCCATCCGCTTCCAGCGTCTGGATCTGTTCTCCGTGACCCTGCGCCAGATCGGCGCCTACATCGGCCGTATGCATCTGGAGGATGCCATCAACGTCATCATCAACGGTGACGGCAACAACAACGCCGCCGCTGCCTTCGCCGTGGGCACCGATCCCATCTCCGGCACCGCCGGTACCCTGTCCTACGGCGCTCTGGTGGATTTCTGGAGTCAGTTCGATCCCTACACCATGAACACCATGCTGGTGTCCAACGATGTGATGCTGCAGATGCTGAAGATGCCCGAGTTCCAGAACCCCCTGACCGGTCTGAACTTTCAGGGCACCGGCGAGCTGACCACTCCTCTGGGCGCCAAGCTGCTGCGCACCAGCGCCATGCCTGCCGGCACCCTCATCGGTCTCGACCGCGGCTATGCGCTGGAAATGATCAACGGCTCCGAGGTGATGGTGGAGTACGACAAGCTCATCGACCGTCAGCTGGAGCGCGCTGCCATCACCAGCATTTCCGGCTTCGCCAAGCTGTTTGGCGACGCATCCAAGGTCCTGACCGTCTGAGAGACGGACTACTATCTGCCTGCGGCTGCCAATGGGCAGCCGCAGGGCGGCAGAGGGAGTGAATTCAATGCATGAGACGATTTTGACCCTGGCCCGGACGCTGTCCGGCGCAAGGGATACCGAGGCATCCCTGCTGGAACTGCTGTGTACTGCTCAGGAGCAGGCGTGGAGTGAGCGGCTGCGGGAGGGGATCACGGCAGAAGTCTGTCGGGAAGCCTTCTGCTGTGCCTGTGCCTTTTCCGCCGTGGCGGATCTGACGACCGGTCGGGTGGGCGAGGGCGGCGTCACGTCCTTCAAGGCTGGGGAAGTGTCCGTGAAGAAGGACGGCGCATCCGAGGCCGGCTTCGCCGCCGACAGCCTGCGCCGTCAGGCGGAGCGGCTGATGGCGCCCTATGTCTGTGAGGATGCGTTCTGCTTCCGGGGGGTGCGGGTATGACGGCCGCACTGCAGGAACTGTTTGAGCGCTACGGGCTTACCGTCCGGGTGGAACGGGACGGCGAAGGGAGCTGTGAGAAGAAAGTCTTCCTTCAGCCTATGCGGGAGAATGGCAAGGAATATCCCTTTACTGTGACGGAACTGGGCGCAATAGACAACCGCCGCTGGCTGTGTCTTCTCCGCAGCGAGCTGCGGGAGGGCGACCGGCTGTGGGCCATGGGCAGAGGCTACATCGCCGTCAACTGCATGGCGGTGACGCTGGGAGAGGAAGTCAGCCATTGGCGGGCGATCCTGATCCCGGAACAGGAGGCGGCATCATGAGAGGACTCAATCAGGTGCGGCAGGCGATCATTGACGCGCTGTCCGCCGCCGGTCTGACCGCCGTTCCTGCCTTTGAGGGGCAGGCGAAACGGTACGATACCGCCGTGGTGGCGGTGGATGTGGGCACTGTGTCTGGAAAACCCACTGCCATGGGCAGCTATCTGGGGGAGACCTACGACACCGAAGCGGGCGCGGTCCGGGAGCTGTACGGCTGCCGGTTGGATCTGACGCTGACGCTGGATGTGCATGCCCCCACCGCCGCCGAGTGCGAGAACGCCTGTGAAACGGCGGCAGAGACCCTGCTTACCGGCGGCTTGCCCTCTGGCCTGCGGCTGGGAGAACAACGGTGGGAAGGCGTCAGCTGGGATAAGAACAACAAGCTGTTCCTGCGAAAGGGACAGGCTGAGGCAAAGGGCTTCTTCATCGCCGTGGTGGACGAGGAGAGCGCCAGCCTCATTGACTTTACTTTGAAGGGAGTCCTGATATGAGTACCATAGTACACGAGCGTCCGGGAGTCTATTCCTCCTATGACGCATCGTCCATGGTGTCCGGCGGCAGCGGCGCAAAGACCGTGGGCGTAGCTGCCAGAGCATCTGCCGGTGATGTGGGCGCGGTGAAGCTGATCACCGGCTATGCCGCCGGCGTGGCGGCCTTCGGCGAGGACGGAAGCCGGCGCGGCATGAGCACGATCCTGAAGCTGCTGTTCCGCAACGGCGCAACGGCGGTGCGTGCCGTGCGCGTGGCAGATGAGGAGCCTGACTACGCTGCGGCTTTCGCCCTGCTGGGAAGCTGCGAGGATGTACAGATCGTGGTCTGCGACAGCGCCGACATCACCGTTCAGCAGGTCTTGCGGGAGAGTATCGCGGAGGCATCTGCCAACCGCAGGGAGCGCATCGCCGTGGTTGGCGGTGCAGGGGAGAACGTGGAGCAGCTGACAGAGCATGCGGCTGCCCTCAACAGCGAGCGCATGGTGTTGGTTGGTCCCGACGTGCTGGATGAGGACGGCACGGCTATGCAGGCGGTATTTGCCGCCGCGGCTGTGGCCGGCGTCATCGCAGCCGGCGGCGATCCTGCTGTACCGCTGAACGGCGCGGCTTTGTACGGTATGGGCGGCCTTTCTGCCGTCTACACCGACAACGACATCGACACGCTGGTGCGGGGCGGCGTACTGCCGCTGGAAAGCATCAGCGGCGTGATCTCGCCTGTTCGCGGCATCACCACCCGTACCTCTACCGGCGGTGCCGCCGACGCCACGTGGCGGGAACTGACCACCATCCTCATTGTGGATGACGTGATCCCAGCCGTGCGAAATGCCCTGCGCAGCCGCTTTGCCCGCACCAAAAACACTGCCCAGACCCGCAGCGCCATCCGTTCTCAGGTGATCGTGGAGTTGGAGCGAAAGCTGGCGGCCCAGATCATCGACAGCTACGGCGAGGTGAAGGCGGCGGCTTCCGCAGAGGATCCCTCCGTGTGCGAGGTGGAGTTCAGCTTCGCCGTGGCCCACGGACTCAACCAGATATATCTCACCGCCCACATCACCGTGTGACGGAACTACCTATGAAAGGATGGAGAACGAATGGAAGTATCCGGTTTTCCCACCAGCGCAGATATCTATCTGGAGCTGAACGGAAAGAAGATCGCCGTGGTGCAGAGCTACACGGCCAAGGCTACCAAGACCAGTCAGGCCATTGAAGCCTTCGGCGAGAGCGAGCCGGTGGCCACCATGAGCGGTCAGCGCCGCTATGTGCTGGAGTTGACCCGCCTCTATGCCACCGATGACGCCATCTCCGACGGCATCAGCTTCTACGAACTCAGCGATTTCTCGCTGGTGATCTGCAAGCCCGACCGCAAGGTCATTTACAGCGGCTGTGAGTGGAGCGCCATCGCCGAAGAGGGCGAACTGAACGCCATGGTAGCGGAGAAGATCACCATCACCGCTGCCAGACGTCTGGAGACCGGCGTATGACGTTGGCAGTGGATGAACTGCGTTCTCTGACGGCGGGCCGTCTGCTGGAGATCCGCCGTCAGGTCTATGCCGACGGCATCGAGGATTGGGCCGTGGCGGCGGAGTGCAACGCCCGGGTGCTGGCAGAGTGCTGCTATGCCGACGGTGAGCGGGTCTTTCCCGACGGCGGGGCGGTGCTGGCAGCCATGACCTTCCGGGAGATGGAACGCCTGCTGGGGTATCTGGCCGGTGAGGAGATCCCCGCCGGCTGCGGCAATCCGCAGTTCGATCCGGCCAGGTTCCGTGCCATGAAGGAGTCGTGAGGATGGATTATATCTACGAAGAACTGGAACGGCAGCGGCTGGCCATGGAGGCGCTGCTGCAGCCTGTGGCTGCCCGCCGGGCAGATGCGCCGGAGGAAGAGGAAACCCGCTGCGGCGCAAACCGTCGGGTGACGGCTGCTTTTCCGGAGGCACAGCGTGTGGCAGGCCGTTCGGGGGCAGAGGAACTTGCCGTGACAGTGCCGGAAACCAGAATGCTGCCGCAGTCTGGCACGGCTTTACTACGAGTGGAGGCAGACGGTGTGTCCCGGGCAGTGGAGCGGGACGCCCGCCGCTATGACGGCGGCTATCAGACCTATTGAGAGGAGGGTGTTCCATGAAGCTGACACCCATGCGTTACAAAGACTATACCTGGCCCCATAATCCCGAGACTTGCCGGGTGGAATTGGAGCGGAAGATCGCCGTGCAGAAGGTACCCTTCGGCGGCTGGATCCTGCAGGATCTGGGTGCGATGCATCGGGTGATCCGGGGCGAGGGCGTGTTTGCGGGCGAGGGCGCTTACGAGGAGTTCCGCAAACTGGAAGCGGTATTCCGTCAGGGCGGCGCGGGCATGTTGGTCCACCCTGTGTGGAAGGCCATGCGGGTCCACTTCGCCCAGCTGGAAGTGCGGGAGGAGCCGCGTCCCGACTACGTGCGCTACACCTTCGCGTTTTGGGAGGACGGCGGTGCGTCGGCACTGACTCTTCTGGCTCCTGCGCCGGAGACGGTGGATGCTGTTGTCTCTGCGCCCTCCGCCGCCTATCACACCGTGCGAAAGGGCGATACATTATGGGGAATTTCCAAGCAGTACGGCGTGAGTCTGACCAGTCTGATCGTCCTGAATCCCGGGATCAAGAATCCCAACCTGATTTATCCCGGAAATGAGGTGAGAGTCCGATGACCGGCAAGATCATCACCTGTGACCATGTGACCTATCAGCTGCCGGAATTGTTGGAGTGGAGCATCTGCCGCACCGGCGGCGTCCCGGCGGACTGCTTTACCGCCGTGTGCGTCTATACGCCGGAGATGGCGGAGCCGGTGCATCGGGCGGTGAGTTTTCTGGCGCTGGACGGAAACCGGCTGCTGCTCCATGGCGTGGTGGACGAGTATGAGATATCCCAGAACGCGGCTGGCCGTCTGGTGACGCTGCGGGGCAGGGGTTACATCTGCCGTCTGCTGGACAATGAGTCTCGCCCTATGACCTACCGGACGGCGGGGCTGGAGGAGATCATCCGCAATCACGTGATCCCCTACGGTATCCCGTGCCGGGAAATGGCGGCCCTGCGGGCCGGAGATATCTACACCGTGCCCGCAGGCATCAGCCAATGGAAGGTGCTGACGGATTTCTGCGAGACCTACGGCGGCTTTACGCCCAGGTTTGCCCGGAATGGCGATCTTCTGGCGGTGCGGGAAGACGGAGGTGCGCACCATCTCATCGACGACGATGCCACCGTGCTGGCCCTGAACAAGCGGGGTGATCATTATGACGTGATCAGCGATGTGCTGGTCATCG